ATTGACCATCTCACCTTCGCGGTCGTCACCAAATACTAATGTGATATCTGTATAACCGTCCGCTTCTAATTCTTTTGCAATCTCAATGATTGTTCTTGCTCTAGATGATTTAACTGCAGAACCAAATGCCTTCTTTGCATACTTGACTTTATCTTTGTATGACAGAGGGTCTTTCTTATTGTTCTGAGTATGTGATAGATAAATTCGTGCGTCTGCACCAGATGCTTTCGCTTCTTTTGTTACTGCATTCGCGAGTTTTTCATGTCCTGCTGTAGGAGGATTCATGCGACCAAAAGAAAATACAACTTTCTTTTCTTTTGCTTCCTTCAGTTTTTGCTGAAGGTCTGTAAACTTTAATGTCATTTTTTCACCCAATTTTTTGCGGCAGTGAAGTTAGCACGACTGAACTCTAAACGGTTCACTAGTTTAACTGCATTACCTTTAATTCTATCAACTGCCACAAACCCTTCTGGTTCAGTGGTCTTTAGTCCATTATCTGTTCTCAGAAAAGTACCGATTGATTTTACTTTCGATAGTTTCTGCACCAATACATTTTTAGCGTCCATTATATAAGTGTATAACAAAGTTGTGTTTTGCAAGTCTTTCTCTTGCTGATGAATTTTTTTCAATCCGTCAAGTTTAATCTCATTATATTTTTGTTTACCTGCATCAGACTTCACACTTTCAATCTTCTTGTCTAACTTAGTAGTCCAATAGTTCTTAAAGTCAGAAACCATTGTGTTACTATCAGGCAAGTCATCTGCACCTCTAAAATAAGAGTTCAGATGAACTTTAAAATTAGTTTCGATAGCGAATTGGTTCTTTTCATCAAAGTTCGCAGACATCTTATCCAAGTAGGATGAGACTTTAGGTAGCAAACTTTCAATCCGTTCGATGTAACCATTGAGGTTTTCGGTTTCATCTTTAGTTAGTGTAACTGTGCCTGAAACATCTTTATATGAGGCATCATCGAACCAAACTGTCTTCGTCTTTCTCAACTTACTAATATTTATATTAAACGATGCTTTCATCGTTTCTAGTGTCTTACCTTTGTATTCTGTATGAAAGATAATACCCATCTTTGTGCTTTGAACGAACTTACCAAGAGGTCCTTTCTTAGGAATAGCATATACAATTGTATTAGGTTGAAACGTGATATACTCTTCACCATCAATAGTCTTAGTTGACAAATCAGATTTAGTGTACATCATGTCACCTTGAATGACACCTGTAATGCCTAATTTAGATAGTTCTTTCAATGCAACTTCTAACTTCTCAACAAGACCACCTGTGTGGTTCTTGCGAATGTCTGCAGATGTGTAGTTTAATTTAGGGTTTTTATTAAAGACTGATTTAGTAGCAACAAAGAACTTACCATTCTCAGGATTAACACCACAGAAAATAGCAGGTGCGCCATCCCACTTTGTGGTGATGTTCACTGCACTACGAACACTTGAACCAAGCATGTCGCGAACACCTTTAAGGAACTCGATTGCGTTTACTGCGCCATCGGCGCCATCGGTGATAATGGTTTCCTCAATATGCGTCAAATGCGTATTTCGGTTTTCTGTCAATTCTTGATGTGCTTTAAAACTTTTCATAATAGTATTATACCATATCTTCCTTATTTGTCAAGTCTTTTTTTCAATTATTTTTGTCAATAATTTGACAAACTTATCCCAATAACTTCTTACCGGTCGCCGGTTTGGACACATAATCAAGCAAAAAGTGAGTTGGTGCTATACCACCCTGTTTGTTTCTTATATTTAGTTTAAAATCAAAGTACGAATTTGAGAACTTCATATCGATACGTTTTGCAGTACCGTTTGTAATACCACCATAGTATAGTGTAAATTTAGAACCTTGAATATTTGCATACTTCTTATTCTCATCAACACCAACCCACCAGCAATATGCTTTACCACCACCTTGTCCGTGTGCCATCCAATAGTTAGCACCGATAGCACTTTGTAGTAATGATGTTAGTAATACTTTATCAACCTGTGCAGTCACATCAACAGTGTGTGGATTTGCCGCTTTCTTTCCTGTACCGTAGTTATTAAAGACTGCACAGAATGTGGCGTTATCAATACCTAATGCTTTAAGTAGTTTCACACCCATATCGTTGGTGATGATTCCATTTGTAACTTCTTGCTCGGTGAATGGTTTTCCGGGACCCTTCACACCAGTATTAACAAATGTAAGTGTGCTTGAGAATTTAGCAGAAATATAGGACTCAGTTCTGTCGGCATGATAGACTGTGATATCGGTTAACTTCTTTCCAACATCTGCTGGATTACCTGGACCGATTGCAACCTTACCACCCAACATTATGAATGGTCGACTTTCATTCGCACCACCCATTTGTTTAATCTCTTTGACTGGTGAACGATTTCTTTTGCAAACTTCTGCAATTAACTGTTCTGCCAATTTAGCATTTACGTTTGTTGATTTGATACCGTTTGCATTTTCAACTAGTGCGGTAGATAAATCGCGTTCAAATTTAAGTCCAAGATTTTCTTTCTTACCACCCGCAGGTTGTCCACCAAACTCTTCAGTCTTTGTAAGTTTTGTTACAGGAATTATTGACGTTCTCGCTTGACCAGTATAATGACCCTTCAACTGAACTGTATTACCAGTCTGTCCAGCAAATGCGAGTATAGTTTGTGCTAGGTCATCGCGCACACTGTTCATGGAGTTTGATGCTGTTCTCAATGTTTCTTTATCATTGATGATAATTGCAGTTGCTTCAAACGTGCCATCGTCTGTGTGAAAAGTAGATGATTTACTATTCATCTCTAATACCTTCTCAACTAAAAGCGTTGGACGGTATGCATATTTCGATATCTGTGGTACTGATAGATTTGCCATAATAGTATTTATCCTTTTACGGGCAAGGGTCTAAATTAAATTTGATTTCCAACATTCTTCAGCAAGTTTGTCTTGTAGACGATATGCTTCTTTCTCCCACGGCAGGTCGTAGTACTTAGTATCAAATGATATTTGTCTGTTTTTCCATCTTGCACTACCTGACCGAATGCCATCATCCATCTCTTTTTTGGCATACTGTTTAACGTGTACCATTTCATGACAGATGGTAGTGACTAATGTTTTAATGTTTTGCTTTTTGTCGATTTCAATTTCGAAAGTACGATTATCATCTGTCATCATGCAATAACCGATAGCATCAGACTTGATATTTCTGAATTGTATTTCGATATTAAGAGTTCTTACACGCGGCATAAGTCTCTTACAAAGATAGTTAACTACTTTGATAGCAATATCTCGTTGAGTTTTATTACCACCATTCGCTTCAACTAAGTTCATACGCACCTCTTTTCTCATCATCATATGTATATTATACGATATAAATGATGATATGTCAAGTACTAATTGAATTTAAATGTTGTGTAAAAACAACAACTTATGAAGTTTTTTGAATAAATTTAGGAACGGCAAACTCACCGAAACCACTTCCTTTGTTCATATTGTCGCACATATTCTTAGCATCAATTTTAGATGGTGAAACTTGAATTAAGTCACCATATTGCTTATCATGAATATACCAACAGTTCTCTTCACCATTGAAGACTATTTTAAACCTTGAATTTTGAGAAGTCTTTATGCTTTTTGTCATTATTTCTGTCCCGTAATTTATCAAATCCATTATTGTTTTCAACTACTTTTACCTCGCTTACAGTTTGTTTAGGTTTGTTCATATTTTCGATTAAGTCATCTTGTGCGGATTCTTCTACATCATACAATTGCATTTTTGCTCGGTCAATACCTAATACAAAACGCTTGTACTTGGTTGGATCATTGTATCGATTTTTAAGTTGCTTAACTAGAATTTGATGTTGTTGTTCTAACTCTTCATTTGATATGAGAGCAAACATAAAGTCACAAGTAGCAGGTAGACCAAAGGACTCTGATGTATCTTCTAGTCCAATATCAGTACTACTAAAACCTTGTCTTGTTGTCTGCGTTGCAGAGATAATTGGCACATTAAACTTAACTGCAAGTCCACGCAATTCTTCTGCAATAGATTTAATCAGTGTGTAAGAGTTAATGTTTGAACCTGCTTTGAAACGAGATGAGGCGCAGATGTTTAAGTAATCAATAAAGATAGCATCTGGTTTGAAACTCTTCTTCAATGCAAGTTCACTTAGTAAGGACTCAAAATGTCCAGCATGTGCAGATGCAGTAGGATACTCTTTGATAATCAACTTACCGTGTGTTTCTTTCTGCACTGCCGCTATTTTCTTTTGAAACATTGTCTTCGGTAAGTCTTCTAGCGTCTGAATATCCATACGCATTAGATTAGCATCGATACGTTCTGCAATACGCTCTTCTGCCATCTCCATAGTAATGTACAAAACATTCTTATTGTGCATCATATAGTTTGCGGCAAGATGGCACATAAATAAGGATTTTCCAACGCCCGTTCCTGCTAGTGCTACATTAAGTGTTTTGCTTGGTAGACCACCTTTTGTAATCAAGTCAAAGTACTTGAGATTGAAAGGTATCTTCTCTTCTTTTGTGTGATAGAAATCATATCGTTCATCAGACATTTCGAAATAGTCATGACCAACATGAGGATCAAATGAGACTGCTAGGGCATCAGATAAAAGAGATGGAAGAGCATCTGGATTTCTCGTTTTGTCTTTTCCCTCAATTATCTGAATACCCTCTGCAACGGCATTGTAGATTGCTTTCTCTTTACAGAACTTTTCGGTTGCATCAGTTAACCATTCAGTATCAGATTGTTCCTTTGATAGTGCATGAATAACTTCAACTGCAGATTTAAATTCTGGTTCAGGTATATTATGTTGTTCATTTAACTCAATAGTTAAAACTTCTGCAGACGGCATCTTATTGTACTTCGCAATAAAATCAGAGATAGCAGTAAAAATCATTTTCTCTGAATTATCATGAAAGTATTTTGTGTGTAAAAATGGCAACGCCTTTCTCATGAAAGGTTCGTTGGTCATTAGATTAGATAAGATTGTTTGCTCAATCCGTGCCGTTTGCATATATCAGTTCACCTTCTTCTAGTTTTTCTTGAATTTGTTCTACAATAATATCACCCACAATAGAAGTGAAGTCATCTTTGACTTCAACTCCTTCAGGTACTTTAATCAACTCATATTTAAATCGCATTGCTCTATGACCAGTTTCATCTGGTTCTGCGAACTGAATACGACCTACACGATATAGAACACCTGCATACTTACCTTCATCAATTTTAGTTGCAATGTGTTTATCGCTTTCAACGTAACTAAACTTCACCGCCATACTTAAACTTTCCTTTTGCAAATTCATCTAATTGTGTCATCACTTCTTCAGTAAAGTACTTCTCGGGATTATCTAAAATCTGCTTACCATACATCTTAGACCCATCTGGTAGTTCGATACGAGTTGCTACTTTCTTGAAGATACCTGCTTCTTCAGCAAGTTCTAATAGACCGTAGTAGCGTGATAGACCACCCTTGTAGCGTAGTGACACATCAACTAGAGAATTCTCTTTAGTCAAGCGAGACTTGTTTAATCGACAGTGAATGATGTTACCAATGACTTCTGTACCATCTTTCTCTTTCTTCTTAGATAAGAATACAATTGTCGATGCGGCGTACTGAAGACCTGACCCACCACCCATGACTTTCTGTGGGAACATAGTACCCATCTGGTCGTATGTGTGATTAGTAACAATCATTGGTACTTTTGCTTTACCTAGTTTCAATGTCAGAACACGAAATGCCGCTTTAGTTAACTGCGCCCTTGTCATGTCTCTAGTCTCTTTACCATCTGCAGTATCTTCAATCTCTTTTGTTGTCGATAACATACCAAGACTATCAAGTACAAACATCAGAGGTTTACGGTCTGCTTCTGCCTGTTCGATGTACTTGTCAAGAATTTTAATGCCTTGTGTGCGAAACTCTTGTACAGTAGTCACAGGCATCATGACGATACGATTTGTATCGATACCGCGTTCTTCAATCATGTCTTTAGTCAATGCACTTTCAGTTTCAAAGTATACGACACCTGCATCAGGATTCGTATCTAAGAAGTACTTGACTAGACCGAGGGCGAAGAAGGTCTTTCCAGTTGCGGATTCACCAGCGATTGCTGTAATCTTGTTAGCAGGCAGACCGCCATAGATACTACCACTCAGTAGTGCGTTAAAGATGTAAGACCCGGTGTCGATGAAAGTTGAAACGTCTCCTGCTTCTACTCCATCAGCGACAATGCCAGCATACTCGTTCTTACTTTCTTTAACGATATCTTTTAAAAAATCATTCATAATATCTCCTATTGTATTAATGTACTATACACTATTATCTTGTTAATGTCAACTAAAAAAGTCATCAAGTGTGGCAAACTTTTCTAACTGCCATTTAATACTATCTGCAATAAACTTCAGTGGATCAAGAAAACTCTTTTCAAATTGTAAATCGTAATCTATATATCGATGTAAATCAAATTCGCGAGGTAATGTATTTAAGAAACTGATGATATTCTCTCCGATTGGATTAGGCAACTTTAGATGAATGAACTTAATCTTCTCACCATCTTTGACAACTGGATAGCGACTATCAACTTTCTTATCAACAACGAGTTTGTTATACATCAGCGCACCTCGGACGTGCATCGGTGTACCTTTTGCATATACATTCATATTGTCGGAATACTTTTGCACACCATTCACAGAGCGAGGAAACGCAATGTCTTCTGGTGGTAGTGCTTTGAATTCTTCACGACACTTTTCAATGTATTCAATCAAGTCATCATTCGAACCATTCACAACAACTTTGATTGCTTCTTTCAACATCAGACGAACAGGTGCAGGTGTTGAAGATTTGACAACCTCAAGTCCCATAATCTTGAGTTTTGGTTCAGCATATTGAACACCCTCAGAATTATGCACATTCAAAATGTATCTTTTCTTAGCAGTCCAGATGCCTCGGTCAGCGATAACCTCTCGCTTCATAAACATCTTTTGTTGATATGCATTCATATAAGAAGCAAGGTCTTGATAACTCTTATCAATAAACGGTTCCAACTTCTCGGAACCCACTCTATCAAGAAATCTAACAATCTTAGGCGTGAGTTCACGACTTTGATCCTTCGATAGAGGTTCTCCCTCATTAAACACTTTTTGTACCAGTCCACTAAGATTAATGTAAACCGAATCCGTATCGCTTGCAATGACATAGTTCGCTCCATCAGTTTTCAGCAAGTTATTAAAGTACTTATTAATAGCATTCTCAATCCAACGAATAGACAACTGACCAGAAAGTGTGATGCCTTCTGCTTGTCGAATATCGAAATATCTAAAGTACTGATTACCCAAAGCACCATAAGCAGAGTTGAGAGCAATCTTCTTTGCTAACTGAATGTTATGATTTCTTGCAATAACTTTCTGCAACTCAGGTTTCTTCGTAATCTCATATTCTTGTTCTGCTTCAAGCATCTTCTTCTTATAGAATGTTCGACCTTCGTAAATCTCTTCCATCATAGCAGGAAGAAAACCTTGAAAGTCTTTTCTAAAGAATTGACCATTCGCCGCCATGCAATAACCTTCAGTATCGATTTCTTTCTTTGCAAGCAGGTCGTCAACAGAAACATGCACACTCTTCTCAACAATAGTGTCAGGAGAGATATTGTACTGCATAATCAAATGTGGATATAGAGAATTCAAGTCAAACGACATGACCCACTCATGTTGTCCAATCACAGGGTCTTTCACATACGCACCAGCATAACCATCAGACTTCATACCTAATCTCTTAGGCGGAATCACAACACCACGCTTACGCAAGTGATTATAGATGAGCATATCCCAACAGCGAACTTGTGAGAATACATCTTCATAGTTCACGCGAAAGTCATATGCCATCGTCAAACACAAATCAATAAGACCAAGTTTGTCTTCAAGTTGTGCTACGAGTTCAACGTCACGAATATTGTAATCTACGAACTTTTGCCAGTCTCTTGTGTAGAAGTCTTTGAAGTTTTCGAACTCATCATGATTAAGTTTCTCTGCGCCAAGTTCAGCATTAGCAATGAAGTCAAGTTTGAAACTCTCATAACCAATACCGCGGTACTTACGAAACAGGTCAAGATAATCTAGACCAGCAAGACCAAAGATATCATAGTACTGTTGTTCGCGACCTTGAATAGTAACCTTACCACCTTTGACAATCTTCCAAGGTGATAGATAACGAACTTGGTCATCACCAAGCAATCTGTCAATACGATTTACAATGTATGGAATATCAAAGAACTTAGAATTCCAACCAGTCAATACATCAGGTTTTACTTCTTCTAGATATCGAATGAAGTCACGCAACATATTATGTTCGGATTCAAAGTATCTATAGTCTACATCATCACGCTTGTTATCATAAGGATTAAGACCCCATGTGGTATACAAACCAGTCAGACTGTTTCTTACTGTGATGAGTAGAATTTGCTCATTAGCAGTTTCGATGTTTGGAAACCCATACTCAGTGGATGTTTCAATATCAAGTGAAAGAATTGAGATTTGACTAGTATCAAAATCAATGTCATTCTGTTCATAGAAGTTGTCAGAAATCCATTGATATTGAAATTGAGTTTGACCGTATACTTTGAAGTTTGAGACTTCTTTGTAACGCTCTAAGAATTCTTTACTCTCTTTTATGCCTCCAGGGTTTACTGGACCGACATATTGTCCATCAAGAGTTTTATACTCTGTAGGTTCTTGTGATGCTAGAAACAGAGTAGGTGAAAAATCTTTATGACGTTCCATAGTACGTTGACCA